CTTTCTTTTCTAAAGATACCCATAAGTTCTTAGCATCTGAACCAGTAACGTTTTTAAACTTAGCAGCAAATCGTAACACCTTTTGGTTGAAACGACCACCATAAGAATAAACTACCAATGTAGTATCATTACCCCAATTAGTAGCTGCTTTGTTAGCAAATGATTTAACACCAGCAACTTTTAAAGTCTTAATAGAATCCAAAGTGTTCCATGTTGCACTACCAGCATGAGTGAAGGTAAGATCAAAAGTAGCACCGTTTGAATAGTTAAATGTAGAACTGGTTCCTGTGTAAACCAAAGTAACAGTCAAAAATCCTTGGGTGTTACTATCTACATACTGAAGGTATTGATCAGTTGAGGAGATCTTTAATGAAGGAACAGCTGCTGTAAATGCAGTGTTATCATAAAATACTCTGTACTGGATACCTGTAATCTTTTCAGATGTAGAAGTATTGTAGAAGTGTAAAGGGGCAACAGTCTGTCCAACAGTAGTAGTTGCTACTTGATAACCAGAATCAATTACCACCCAGTGCCCTGTTCCAGGTGATGTTGCTGCTGATTGTGCTGATACTCCGAAAACGGCTAAGGCCGTTAGAAGGAATGCGATTAGTTTTTTCATTTTTGTATATTAGTTAATTGAGTTATTGCATGCTGTTTTAACCAAGGTTCAGGATTTGGTAACTTGTCAATGAAGTCAAGCTCATACCTGTAACACCATGCTTCCTCTTGCTCAGGAATAATGATGAACCCTTTTTGTAAAACGTGCAAATGTAAACTCTCATGAACCAACACTACTGCGAGGTTGTTAATTGAATTTAACTGTACATCTTTAACGGCAACTAGGATCGTTCCTTTCTTTCCATAACTTCCTTCATTAGAAGAAAACCCAGAAGACCAGAACTCTACTCTCTCACAAACGCTGTCAATCAGTTGATACTTTTCAATATCGGTTTTTTTGATTAACTGTAATGCTGAATCTATTTTTAGGTCCCATCCGTTGCCTGCTTTGTCTATTCTAATCTGACCAAGAGATAGATTGGTTATAAATAGTAGACAAGTTAGTATGAGAACTCTCATAGATTCTGTTATAAATAGAAAAAGGCCTGTGTTAACAGGCCCTTTCTTTAACTTTTTCGATGAAGTTTATTTTACTTCACAAGCACCGCCGGCACAAGCAGCTTCTCCTGCTAGATCGGTCATATCTTCCATCTCAACTACTTTACTTAAATCAACTTCGTGTAAGGTGGTCATTAGTCTGTGATACTCCTCCTCTGTACAATCCTCGAAAGGAGCTTGAACGTAAGTATGTCCGTCATAAGGTAGAACTGAAAGACCATTATAGAACTTTCTATTCTCCCACATCCACTCGCCTACTGTATCCCATTCATCGTTTTTGATAGAGATTGTGGCAGATACGTTATGGGTATTGTTTCCTTTTCTGTGACCAGGCTTAATCCATTCCTTAGTTACCTGCTTTACTCTTTCTAGAAGATCAAAAGGTGATTCTGTTCTTAAGATAGCACCTTCTGGAGCCTTTTGAGGCACTGTAATGATTGCAGTATCATGAGGACGGAACTTATCATCTTCCAATAATTCTGGATGGTAGATGCTTAAGTAAGTATAAATTGCTTCATTCTTCCCTACTCTTACTCTTCTTAGGTAGTAATCGTTATGCCATGCATGAATTCCACTAGAGGTTCCAAGTGCTAGAGAGGTTGTGCCTGCAGGCTTAACTGTAGTACATCTTGCGGCACTGTTGATCCCTAGAATCTTAGCAACCCTTTCATTCTCAATCTTTACTACTTCTGCTGCTTCTGACATATTGTAGGTAGTAACAACTCCTGAACCAATACCGGTCATTGATACTCCGATCAAAGCTTCTTTCTCAGTTGTTCTCTTCCAAACCTCTCTTAGGTAGTGGAAATCAGAATAACCTGCCTGCAAAGTTCCGATCAAGGCTGCTGCCTTTACTCTGTTATTTAAATCCTCTTGAGACTCAATATCAGAAACATTTACTTCACATAAGTTACAGAATTGGAAAGGACGTAAGGCAATCTCACAGCATGGGTTAGTTCCCCACTCGGCATTATTGGTAAAGTAAACTCCAGGTTCACCTGCTCCTGATGCTTCGATTCTTTTCCAGATATCCCAGAATTGTTCCTTCTCAGTAATTGATCTTACTAAAACAGCTGAGTTGTTAGCTCTTCCACGCTGAGGATTCAATTCCCACCAAGCACCTGACTTACAAGAAATCATTTCATCATCGTCAGGAGAGAATAAAGAGATCAAAGCAGCTCTTCTAATACCGCCGGCCAGTACTGCATCTGCAATATGACAAACTATATCGTGAACTTCGATGGTGGTTAATTTATCGCCATCTTCTTTTGCTTCAAGCATACCCTGTAGCTTAACCAAACACTCTCTCAAAGGTCCTGGTCCTGGTGCTTTACCGCCGGCAGTAATTAATCTTGCTCCTTTTGGTCTAATATCTGAGAAGTCAAACTCAATAGAAGAAGTTCCTCTAAAGTAAGACTTCATTAATACCTTAACTGCATCAGCCCATCCTTCAATAGAATCTCCGATTAAGAATCTCTTCTTTCGGTTCTTCTTAGGCTTTCTAATTTCAGGAAGCTTTTCGATGTGATCGTACTGAACTGAATAACCAACCCCGGTTCCTCCTAGTAACAAGAACATCACTTCACCAAAAGCTCTCCAATCATCGATTGGTAAGAATGCGCAGTTGTAAATACGTGCTGGATTTACTTCGATAGGACGTCCTGCAAACTGCATTGATCTCATAGAAGGTAAAACCTTTTTGCCGTAAACGTACTTATAGGCTGCCTCAATCTCATCCGCTAACTGCGGATACTTCTTTTGATGCATCTCTTTATTTCTTGTAACCAACTCATGCCATGTTTCTCTTCGGTTTATATGCGGTTGGTACTTCGCATATTTCATAAAAACCGTAATCTCGCTTAAAATTCTCGTTGAAATGTCCATTGTTCTAATTTGTAATGTATTTAATAACTAGCCAGTTTTTTTAAAAAATTCCCTGTTTTTTTAAGAAAAAGATGAAAGTTGCATGAATTTTTTGGCTAATTCCTTTTTATCAAAGCTATCTACTTGAGAAAAGGTTGTGGGTGTGTTAGAAGTTCCATCTTCGTAGGTAGGCATATCTTCTGTTAATTCGATATGGCCATTGTTTGTATCGATCTTTGCTCCGAAGGTCATACCATCCATCCCGTAACGATTCTTCATAACATGTACTCGACCTGTTCCATGAACCTTATCTTCTTTCTTTCTGGATAATGATAAACAGAAGTCGGCAACCATGATCTTATCATACGAACCTGCTGCCTTATCTCCTTCAATAATATCGTCTTTTGCTCCCATTCGGTTAACCTGAGAAGGGGAAAGAACAACTATTTTAAATTCCTTAGCCATTCCCTTACATGCAACGTACATATCATCAATCTCATCTTTCCTTTCAGTAAATTTCTTGGAAGGTGGTCGTAGATAATCGATGTAGTCAATAATTACCATATCAGGTTTAACGTCTGCATCAATACACTTCTGAAGGTGGGCTTTCAAGGTTGATACAGAGGCTGCTTTAGGCGGATATTCTTTTACTATCAACTTACCAGCCAGGCCTTCAACTATGCGCTCAACCTCGTCTCTGTGGTGTTGAACTTCCTCGATTGAATGCCCGGTAAAGTAACAGTCAAATCGTTTACCAACATAATCTTGTCCTAGCTCTAGAGTGTAGTAAATAACGTTGTAACCCATTTTAACTGCGTGAGCTGCCATTGCAACCATCATCCAAGACTTACCTCCGCCGGGATTACCAAATACAATACCTAAATCACCACCGCCAAACCCTCCTTGGGTTAATTGGTTTAACATAGGCCAGGGAGTAGGAATAGTGGGGCGATAGTCCTCCCGGTAACGGGTCTCAATATCTTTATTATATTCGTGCCCAATATTCCTATCTTGTCCGGCCTTTAACGCATTATCAATCAAGTGACGAATTGAATCGTAATCACCTGAGTTTAGGAGGTCAACTGAGTTTAGGAGTGCTGATTTTAATTGTTGGTTCTTACAGAAGGCAGTAAATTCTTCCTCTACATATTGAAGTTCATCGTCTGAATGTCGGTAAGCTTCTTTAATCTGCTCAACAATAGAAGTTTTAAGTACATCGTTATCAATTTTTTTAACTTCTATCTTTAAGGTATCCATTGAGATAACTGTATGGTACTTATTCCAATACTGTAAAATCTCATTGATAATCCACTTATGAGCGGGGTTTGGAAAGTGCTCATCAGATAGGATATCGTAAATGTTCTGAACGAATTCTTTTCTGGTTAGTAATGCTCCAATGGTTTTTACTTGAAACGCCGGGCCGTAATCGGTTAATACTTTTAGTGATGCCATCTTTATAACTTCTTTTTATAACTTGTTTTAATTAATATACGAATTTAATCTTTATAAATCCACTTATACCCTTGCGAGTTGTAAGGTTTTCCTTTTTTTTGACTCCTTGTGCAGGTATTTTGAATTAAGTACCTGTTGAACCCTGCTGCTTCAACTGAAAAAAGCCCGGAGTATTCTTGTAGAATTTCTCCTGTTTCTTTATCTAATTGCAAAATTATCTTTCTCCTATTCACACGTGGCTTTCCTGAATGTGCTAAGCTCATCTTCCTCTTTACCTCTTCGCTTTTTTTGATTCCTTTTTGTGCTTCTGAGATTTTTTTTCGTGTCTCTTCAGATGTAGTGTGTCCTTTTAGTGCTTCGGATCTTTTTTTATTTGATTCTTCAGACACAGGAGGAAGTTTTCTTCCTCTGTTTGCTTTTGAGATTTTAGCTTTATGCTCTTCTGATAAAGGTTTTCCCGTCCTGTGCTCTGTGGGTGTTAATGTTGCAGTTCTATTATAAAACTCCGGACTTGTATGTGCTTGAAATTTATTAATCCAGTAAAGTTCTCTTTCTCGCAATTCCTCTATAGTAGTGCATTCTTCTAAAATTTCTTTTTTAAAGTTGCTTTTTCCATACTTTGCAATTGCTTTTTTTAACACCGTTCCTGATCCTAAGTACCAAGGCCTGTTGTGCGTATCTAATCCGACATACTTTTTGCCGTTTACTAGATTTGTTGTTAAGTAGATAACCATCTCTATTATAAATAGACTCTACTAGCCTTTCTGGTGTCGACTTTTTTAGAAAATTAAACTTACTTTAGTATCTATACTTGCTCACCTCCTCTGTTGATTTTTTTGATTTTGTTATATAACCACAAATTGATTCCCTTTGTTGGTTTGTATTCCCAATGCTTATCTAACATTTCAAATCCTTCTTGGCTTACTCTATTCCACCTATGTAGCAAAACAAATTTGATATAAGTTCTTATCCAATCAATCATTACTCACCTCCTCCGTAGGTTTCGTTGTAATAATCTTCAAAAGTTTTACTTGGATTCCAATTTTTAAACCCTTCAACCCAAGCATCTTCCAATTTTTCCTTCTCAATTTCTTTGCATTGGTCTGCATAAGATTCTATCATTTCAAGATGTTCTTTACTCAGTAGAATTTGGTCTTTAATAGCATTTAGAAATTGTTCAACTGCCGTTTGTTGTTTATTGTTTGTCATCTCCGTAGGTTTGTTCGTAAAATTCTTCAAATGACAATACCACTGCTTGACCACCGCATTGGTTTTTGAATGCTTCTTCTAAGTAATTTTCATAATCATTATAAAGTTTTATTGTCATTTGCTTTTCCATTGCTTTGGATAAATTAATTATTTGATTAATTCCATAACCATCTCCTTTTATTTCTAATTTTTCTAACAGTAGTTTTGCCAATAACTCCACTGCCGTTTGTTGTTTATTGTTTGTCATTGCTCGCTAATTTTGATTGCAAAAATTCAATTAGTTGTTTCAATTCGTCTTGGTTTAAGAATAATGTTTCTATACCTAAAAATGCACATTCAATTCCAACATCCCCGTCTGGATAACCTTTTATACTCCATTGGGAAAGTTCTTGTTGAATGTCAATCCTATCCCATTGTGGGTTTTCTTGGTACTTGATGTATTTAAATCTTTGTTTATTATTGCTCATTTTCGTATGTTTCTTTGTAGTATTGTTCACCAGTTAGTGGTAATGTACTTTCAGGATAATCAATTCCATGAACTGTTCCTTTGTTGTATGCAGTTTCAATTCTTTCTTTCTCCATTTCTTTGGCTTGTTCAAGTAATTCAATATACTGAATCTCAAATTCTTTCAGTGATATTTCCTCATTGTTTAATTTTGTAAGTAAATCCACATAAGATTTTGCTAACCACTCTACTGCCAATTTATTGTTTATCATTGTTTCTGTGTTTGTGTAAACCTGAATTATGTTTTTAAGTTTGTTTATTTTATTGTTTGTCATTTGTTACCTCCCTTGTATTCTTATTTTATCACGCATCCATCTAATCCCTGCTTTAAAATTTAATCTTTCTAAAGGATTGTCTAACCATTCAATTTCTCTATCTATCTCCTCATCACTTGGTAGTTGGATGGGAATTTGAGATAAAAGTATTTTATCCTCTGAATTATAAGTAAACCTTGCTAAATCTAACATTTTTTTTACTTGTTCTTCTGTGTATAGTTTCATTGCCGTTGGTTGTTTATTGTTTGTCATAACCTTAATATACGAACTTATTTGAATTTAGACAACTTAAAAAAGGTATCTGTTGCCCAATAATCAACATTCTTAATAAAATGTGCCAGTCCGTCCATCTCATAAAGCTCAATAAAATGGTTCTTGTGGAACTCGTTATTCTCTTCTTTGATAAGTCCGTTGATATAATCAATCTGCCTATCATCTAAAATAGGATTCTTAAGATCCATTAACTTATAATGGTTAAGTAGGTTCTGCCTTGCAAACAATACCCGGGCATAAATCTGATGCTCTGTTAAATGATCTTCAGCATAATCGAAAATATCCTGCATTGACATCGGAACATCTAGAATTTCTGGGAATAGTTTTAAAAGCGTCTTTGGTCCTAATCCTTTAATGCCTTCAATCTTATCCGATTGATCTCCAAGCATTGTTTTGTAAATAATAAAATTATCCGGATGAACCATAAACTCTCTCTTAACGTCTTGTGGTCCGTAAAATACTTTTGTTACTGGTCTATACATAGTAACGTAATCGTTAACCAGCTGAAGGTAATCTTTATCAGAAGAAACAATTACCATCTGGGTATTAAATCTCCGGGGTAACTCTCTAGACATATAAGCAATCATATCATCTGCCTCTGCTTTATCAATCATTCCAACTTTGATTGGTAGACATTGTAGGTAGTGAATGATTCTAGTAATTTGGCCAACCTTTGCATCATTCTCATCATCCAACGATTCAAATGCATCCCAGTTTGTAATTCGGTTAATGCCTCGGTTTGATTTGTATTCAGGTAATAAATTCTTTCTGTTAGTAGAAGATCCTACTCCGTCAAAGATTACGTAAACGCCTGTTGGCTGTACCAGTTGAATTAAAGAACCTAATGATCTAATGAATCCGGCCAGACCTCCAATATGAGCTCCATCCTGATTGGTCATATTAATGGTTGCAAAGTTTCTAAAGAATAGATTCAATGCATCGATTACTAATACGCGGGAGTGAAAATTTTCGTCTGTGGGTATTACTTCTTCTACTTCCTTGATGTTATCAAGTAAAGCTTTGTATTCTGCTTTCATAACTTATTCTAATATAACAAAAAAGCCCCTGCAAAGCAAGGGCTCTTTAAAGTTTATTTTTTGGAATCCTATTCCGATTCTAGTTCCGATTCAACATAGTATTTATCGATGGGAAATGCTTCGGATGTTACTAGGTAAAAAGGTTTATCTTCATCTTCTTTACCTACAAAGCCTTGACGTATATCCTGCTTAAGTGCTTCAACAGCTTTAGGATTTTTGGTATCGGCTAAAGCAGCGGCTAAATTAGGTTTTACACTTACTACTGTGACTTCCTCACCACCTCCGTAAGTTGTCAGATTATCACCAACCTTAAATTTACTACCCATTTCTTTTGTTAGTTCCTCTAAGTTTGATATTTTTTCTTCAATCATTTTAGAGTTAGTAGTTACTTTATTTTCTACTAAGTACTTTTTTAAATCAAAATTATCCATGTTTTGTTTTAGTTATAAATATAATCTAAAGATAAGAAAAAAGCCCCTGCAAAACAAGGGCTCTTTAAAGTTTATTTTTTAACCTAAGCTAGTCTTTTAACATCTGTTGGATATCTTTCAGCAGCTTTATATAACCGCTGTATGTATGGAATATCTTTCCAATCACTTACTCCATTTGGAGTTTCTGCATCATAAAATTTACCCTTATATTTAACCCAGACATGTCCAAAACTCCATGCGTTTAAACTAGCTTTGGTTCCCCAAAGTTCTGCCCCTGGATACTCTTCTCTAAATTTTTCAGCAAAGATATCACAGAAACCATCGTTACACATTTCAGGGGTTAATTCATCCCAGTCCTTTACATACAGGTCCTGTTCTGTATCAGTTCGTCTTAGTATCCTCGTTATGTCAGCAGGCGTTATTTCATTTTCTTTTAACTGCTGAGCTTGGGTTAATTTATTTTCGATTAAGTATTTCTGTAGATTGAAATTATCCATGTTAATATTGTATAAATAGTAAAAAAGCCCCTAAGTTAATAGGGGCTCTTAATCCTATTCCGGTTCTTCCTGGAAGTAACCGGGTGTTGCATCCTCATAAGCTTCTTCTACTACATCGAAGTCTCCTCCTCCTAGAATGGCTGACCATTCTTTGGCATGAGCATCTTTGTATTTCTTAAGCTCTTTCTCATCATCGTTGATGAATCCGTGAGGTGTCATAATGATTCTGCCTCGGGTTGTAATTCCGTTGATATGATTCTTATCAATCTGGATATTAGTTCTCTTGGCAAATTCTACCTGCTTACCATCCTTGATTGCTTTAATCTTGGAAGTTCCTGCATTCATGATGTTACCGAACGTTACAACGAACGTTGCATCATACCACATTGCAAATCCGCCCTTATTCATCAACTTGGGTTGACCCATCGGTGATTCAGGCTTTTGAGTCCATACCTTATTAACTACTACGAGAGTGTTGGTATAAGGAGAAGACTCTTTCCGAGACATAACAATGCGTTGGTTTACACCGTTACCGAACTGAGTTGACATTGCACCTGCATTCCATTCGTTGTTGTTCTTGTTAGAACGTACTGAAAGTTCACAAGGTACTGAACCGATTGAATCCCAAAGGAATAACAAGTCATGAGGTAGGCTTCCTTTCTTCTGTTCGTCAATCAAGTCTAGAATAAATCCGGCAACGTCTTCAATTGTATTCAAGGTTTCTCTATCAACATAGATAAAGAATCCTCCGTAATCAACAACCTCACCGGTTTGTTCGTCAACCGTTTGATCTACTTGCAGACCCATCTGAATAGCATGTTCCCAATTCCATTTCATCTCTGTAATGATGAATACTGGAAGGATGCCTGCTTTCTGGGCTGATACTGCAGCTTCAAGCAATGCTGTGGTCTTTCCTGTATCAGAATGACCTCTTAACATTACAATGTGGCCCATCGGGATTCCCGGGATTGAAGTCACTTCCTGGAAGGAAGGTGATAAAGGAATCCACTGCTGGTCTTTAAAACGAACGTTCCCTGTTAGTAGTTTTTTTTCTTTAAACTTATCTAAAGAAAATCCTTTTTTTAATTCTGCTGATACTGCTTCTGTTAAAGAAGCTTTTTCTTTTTTAGCCATTTTTATATCTTATTTTTGCAATTTTCAAAATGCCATCGTTTCATTTGGCTGCTGCCGCCTTCTAATGAACAATAAGGGCATTTTAATTTGTACTTTGGTTTTTTCATTTTCTGTTTAGTTTCTTCTGAATGCTTGAAACCTTCCCGGCTTTTCAGTCTTTTAGCTTCCGCTTCCGGGGATTTTCTCCTACCTTTTAAAGCTTCAGATACTTTTTTTCTAACTGCCGGGTCCTTCATTGGATTTTTATCTCCCAGTTTAGATTCACGTAAAGCAGCTCTTGTACTTTCCGAAACATTCCATTTTTTTACAGGTTCAGCAGGTTTATCCATTCTCTGAGCTATTAGGTTTGCAGCAAAGTAATCTCCTTTATCATAGTGTAGCCTGTAATGATCCTCAGTAGACAAACAGAGTAGATTCTCTAAACAATTGTTTTTTCGATTACCATCAATATGATGTATTTCGTAAGATCTACCCTGTTTATCTAAAGGTATAGGGCCATTTTCCTTAATCCAAAGTTTTCTATAGTTCATATTTATTTTATTATAAATATGCTCTGTTCTTTGAATTTAACAAACTAAATTAGAAAGGTAAATCGTTGGTGTCGTCGTCGTTGAATAATGAATCAAACTTGTCAGCTTTTGATTCTACTTTCTTACCTTGTCCTTCTAGAGTGAAAGGATTTGCAGGCTTCTTCCAAGGAAGTTCTTCAGCAGCAGGAGCTGCAGGTTTTGCATCATCAAAGTTTGCAGCAGGCTCGGAAGAAACTACTCCTTCTTCTTCGTCAGGTGCCAACCATTTCTGCAATACAGACTTCATATCATCAAAAGACATTCTAGAGAATACCTTCAAAGGATCTGGTTGATCTTTCAAGATAGTTTGTAGTAGCGTATCATCGTCGGTCAAAGTAGATTCTTTAGTACGTGCACGAACGGTAGTTTTGTTAAACCCAGTTCCTGTAGTATCAGCACCCACTGTAGTCAAATTCAAGTCACGACCTGAAACGATATCGGTGTAATCTCCGATATCCTCATCTTCTACCATAGAAAGTAATTCCATGTAGATTTCTTTACCGAAGCCCCAAAGCTTAACTCCGTCAGCTTCTTCACCTCTAACGATAACGGGTACAAATACCCTCATTTTAGGATCTAGTTTACGTGCCAATCTCCAAGACTCTTTGTCTTTGCTGGTTCTTAACTGTTTGGCGAATTCAACGATAGGATCTTTCTCACCCCAGTTTGTAGGAGAGATGATTGGATTCTTGTCGATTCCATAGTGGAAATACAACTCCGAAAAAGGATTTGATTTGTTGTACGCAGAAGGTACAATACGAATTGTTTGCTTGCCCACGGCAGGTTTCCAGAAGACATTCTTACGTGCCTCTCCGGAAGGACGGCTGTTCTGAGTTTGCAAAGCGCTTAGCTTTGCTTTGATTGAATTGATATCCATAATTGTTTGTTTTTAATATATGTAATTTATTTCTGAATTGCAACTTTGTTTATTGTTCATATCCTGTTTATTATTTATCCATTCGTTTAAACTATCTGCTGTTTCTTGATTCAACATATTATCTAATTTATATCTTAAGTCATCCAAATCCAACCCCATGTTATTATCCCTTTACATCTAATAAATGACTATACTTGTCGTTTAAAAATAAAGCATTAAATTGGGCTAACTTACGTACACCATCATTATTTTCCTCTATGTAAATATGCTCGGTTATATCCAACATTTCAAATCCCGATTCCCACATCCAATGAATTACCTCACTTGCAATTGGACTGTTTTTATTATACCGTACTACACTTAATTCCAACTCAATTATTATTGCTTGTTTCATTGTTTCAATTCCACCCATTAATACATCCAATTCAGCCCCTTGAACATCAATCTTAATCCAATCGTATTGTTGTTCTAATGAATCGAGTGTTATCATTGGTAACATTATCCACTGGCTATTTTGTCCCCATTGAGTTGATTCCTGGTATATTGATGCTCCCACATCACCATCTGACATGTAATAAAATTTCACCCCCTCATTATTTTCCCTCCCCATTAAGCCTATTCTATAGTTTGGATTTATTTTGGAAAGTTGTTCAACACAACCCTGTTGTGCTTCAATACTTAATACTTCTGTATTTGTAAATACTGATTTGAATTCACTACACCATTGTCCGTTGTTTGCTCCAATGTCGATTGCTGTTTTGATCTCAATATCTCTTAATTTGATATTTTCTAACCTATTAATTATAAATTTAGAATTATATATTTGATGTCCCATTAATTCCCTATTATATCGTTTATCTCAGATTCTTCCTCCATCTCATTATAATCAATCATTGCTTGCTCATCATCTTTAGGATAAAATGTAACACTACATGTACTACTATCGCCCCAAAGTATCTTTGATAATCCAGTTAGCTTTGGTTTTGGATTGCTGTATTCATACCATGTCGTGTCTGTTGTCTGTTTATTGTTGCTCATATTAACTTCCAAATGTTGGTCTGCTGATATCCATCCATACACTACACACAATGAGGTTTAGTCCAATCATGTAAACTCTAACATGATTATTCTTATTAAATACTTGTTTAGGAGTACCTTTTCTTTTACCGACTGCTTCATATGTTTTTGC